ATAAAGAGGCTTATAAACAACTCTGCTTACTTTTTAAGGCTTTTGGAGCAACAAAGGTTCAAGGCTATGTCAGGAAGTCTTTGGCAAGATTAACTCACAGGCTTGGATTTGTAGATAAACAAACATTGATAGAGCATAAACTATGAGATTCAACAATCGAGCCTGTGCATTGATGGACATTCCAGACTTGCCACAAGGTGCTTTTGAGCATTGTGGCGATGGCAAGATTAAGCCTCAAGGCGGTGGTGGAGGTGGAATTCCAATTATTTCTGATATTGGAAAAGGTATAGAAAGTGTTGGGCAAGCTGTTGGTGGTGCTGTAGAAGATGTTGGTCAAGGCATTAGTGATGTAGGAGTTTCTTTTGATAAAGCAGTAACTCAACCTGTTGGAAAAGGTTTATCAGAAGTAGATACTTTTGTTAATCGAGAGATTCCTGGTGGATGGACATTGCCTGCTGTAATAGCAGCAGCATATTTAACAGGATACCTAGATCCATCATTATTTGCAGCAGAAGGAGCTACAGTAGCAGGAACAGCAGAGGGTGCAGCAGCAGCAGGCGAAGCAGCATATGCATCATCAATTGCTAGTGGAGCTACTGCGGCAGAAGCAACTGCAGCAGCAAATGCAGCAGCAACATCATATGCTACAGGAACAAGTGCTGGTCTATTAGATGCAGCAGCATTAGCAGAAGGTGGTGTTACAGCAGGAATGGGAGCAGCAGCGAATACAGGGATTCCAGTAGGAACTTCTTTATTAGGTGGTGGATCTGGTTTTGTTGGTTTAGATGCAGCCACAGCAGCAGAATTAGGTCTTGTCGGAGAAAGCGGACTAGGAACTGTTGGTGCTAGTGGAGATGTATTGGCAGGCATTACAGGTGCAGAAGGTGCTCCAATCTTTGATTACTCTACAGAAGCAACATTAACTCCTGGTGGCAATGTAGTTCCTGCAACAACTTTGCCAAGCGAAATGGCAGCAATTGATGCAGAAATTGCAGCAGCAGCAAAAGCAGCACCAAAAGCACTATCTCCACTACAGGCTATTCAAGGTGCAAGAATGGCTACAGGACTGTTAGGCGGTGGTCAGCAACAACAAGCACAAGCATTGCCACAAATGGGCGGTGTTCAACAAAGACTGCCACAAGGTGCTGTGGACTATACAGGCATTTATAACTTATTAGCTCTACAGAGAGCAAGAAATCCAAATTCTTTATTAGGATAAATTATGGCAATTGATCTATCTGCTTTATTCGGTCAGCAACCAGACTACTCTCAGTTTATTAGTCCTGCCGAGCAACAAAGACTACAGTCTAATGCTAATCAGCAAGCATTATTAAATGCAGCGATAGCCACACTCGCTATGTCTGGAAGAACTGCTCAACCAATTAGCACAGGGCAGGTTTTGGCTACTGCATTAGGGGAAGGATCAGAGGGATACAACAGATCGTTTGATCGCACTCTAAAGCAGATGGTTACTGGTATGCAATTGGCTGAGTTCAAGAAAAAACAAGATGCTCAGAAAAGATACCAAGAACTAGTTAAAGGTGCTACAACACAAGTTCCACAGCCCATACCAATGGCTACAGGTCAAGGGTCTCAATTGGAAATGTTGTCTAGGCCTGAGTTTGGTGGTGGCATGGCTGATGTAGAAACTGTTGATGCTTTAAAAGCTAATTTACCTACAAAAGAAGGTATTGATTTAGCTAAACTACAGCCTGCTGTTCTTCAATATCTTGCAGAAACAAGCCCAGAAAAGTTTATTGAGGCTCAAGCATCTTTAGCAAAAGCAGGTCAAAAACAATATAAACAAGTAGATCTTGGCAATGCTATTGCATTTATTGATGACAATCTTAAAATTGTTAAGCAAATTCCAAAAACTAAAGAAGGCAAAGAAGTAGATACATTTGGCAGAGAAAATACATTAAGAAGTCAATATCTTGACAAGACTAAAGACTATACAGGTATTGCTCAAGCATATAGCAAAATAGAAGCAGCAGCAAAAGATCCATCGGCTGCTGGAGATCTATCTTTAATCTTTGGATATATGAAGATTCTTGATCCAGCATCTGTGGTTCGAGAGACTGAATTTGCAAATGCACAAAATGCTGCTGGTGTTCCAGACAGAATTAGAAACTTGTGGAACAAAGCATTGCGAGGCGAAAGATTAAATGAGTCTCAAAGAGATGATTTTGTTAATTCGGCTAAGAAGTTAGTTGTAAGCCAAAAGGGTCAGTTAGATTCCATGAATAAGACATATATGGACATTGCAAAAGCATATGAATTAGACCCAACAAAAATTATTATTGATCCATTTAAAGGTTTAGATTTAACTATTAAAGAAACACCAAAAAAACCATCTGCAAAAGAGCAATTAGGAGTTCCATCATTGCCATCAGGTGTTATTGTTAGACAACGATAAGGATAGTTATGCCTATTTACGATGTAGAGATACCAGGCAGAGGTAAGTTTGAAATAGAGTCTCAAACCGAATTGACTCCTGTGCAAGCATATCAGTATGCTTTGGCACAGTCTGAGCAAAAGATGAAGTCAGAGGTTACTGCTCCATCTACAGGCGGTCTAAGAGGTGTAAGAGATACATTGGACTCATTAGCCCAAATGTTGCCAAGAACATTATCTATGGCTACATCTCTTGGTGGAACTGTAGAAAATGATGTAAGTCGATTCTTTGAAAAAGAAGCAAAAAAGGTAGATGCTCTTAATAAGGCTGTAGAGCAAAAGTATCAAGAGGAAAGAAAAGCTCGAGGCGAAGAAGGCACAGACTTTATGCGAATCCTTGGCAACATTGCCTCTACAATTGTGCCAGCAGCAGCAGCTCCATCATTGGTATCAAGAACAGCACAAGCAGCTACAAAAGTTCCTCAGTTAGTTTCTACAGGCCAAGCAATTGGTCGAGTAGCAGCAACACCTGTAGGACAGGCAGCCATTGGTGGTGCAGCAGCAGGAGCACTAGAGCCTGTATTTGATACAGAAAACTTTGCACAAGAAAAGGCAAAACAAGTAGGCCTTGGTGCTGTAACAGGTGCAGGAACTCAAAAACTATTATCAGGTCTAGGTCGAGTATTGTCTCCACAAACATCAGCAGAGGTTAGAAAATTAGCCGAACAAGGTGTAGAACTAACACCTGGTCAAATATTAGGTGGCACAGGCAAAAAACTAGAAGAAGCTGCCAAGAGTATTCCTTTTGCTGGAGACATTGTTACAGCAGCAGAAAAACGATCAATTGAAACATTTAACAAAGCAGTCATTAACGAAACATTAGAGCCTTTAGGAAAGAAATTACCTAAGTCTTTAATTGGTAGAGAAGCAATCAATTTTGCAGATGATGCTATCTCAAATGCTTATAATAAGGTATTGAGTAAAGTTAAAGTATCTGCTGATAATACATTGTTAGATGATTTGGCATCTATTACTTCTGATGCAGCAAACATATTGCCAGAGAACAGAGCCAATCAGTTAGCAAAAATTGTTGATGACAAGATTCTAAACAGAATGAAATCTGGTGAGATTACAGGAACAACTTGGAAGTCAATTGACTCCGATCTAGGTCGGTTAGCCAAGAACTTCCTAACTTCATCTGATGGAGACCAAAGATTATTGGGATCAGCTATTAAGGATGCTCAGTTAAGTATTCGCAATCTGTTGGCTAGGGTAAACCCTAAGTATGCAGAAGATATTAACAAAGCAAATCAATCATTTGCTAAGTTCTTGAGAGTAGAAAGGGCAGCTAGTGGTGTCGGAGCACAAGAAGGTGTATTTAGCCCTGCACAATTGCTATCTGCTACAAAAGCTCTTGATGAGTCAATTCGCAAAGGTGCATTTGCTAGAGGTGAAGCAGGGATGCAACAAACAGCAGAGGCAGCCAAAAAAGTAATGGGTGCAAATCTGCCTGATAGTGGCACAGCATACAGAGGCATGACAGGTCTTGGTGTATTAGGTGCTGGTGCTATAGAGCCTACAACATTACTAGCTCCTATTGGTGTTGGTGCAGCATACACACAACCATCGCAAGCCCTATTAAGGGCTTTGTTAATGCAAAGACCAGAAATGGCCAGAACTTTAGGAAATCAATTGCAACAAGTATCTCCTGTATTAGCTCCTGCTGGAGCAGCAGGATTATTAGGACAGTAAAAGGAAAATCATGGCATATACAAAGTATTCTCTAACCCCTGCAAATAACAATGCAACTCCTCCAGATGGAGCTCCAGAGGGGATGCTCCCATCGGCTGTCAATGACACCATGAGAGATATGATGGCTCAGATCCGAGATGTCGGAGATGGCATTCGAGATGGCACATATACCATGACTGCTGCCAAGATTACTGGTGGCACTATTACTGGTGTTGCATTTACAGGCAATACTTTTACAAGCCCTGTTATCTCTGGTGGATCAATCAACAATACTCCTATCGGTGCTACAACAGCATCTACAGGTCGATTCTCTGATCTTACAGACACAGGTTTAACATCTGGTCGAGTAATCTATGCCACAACAGGTGGAAATCTAACAGACGATGCCGACTTCACCTTTAATGGCACTACAGTAACAATGGCGAATGATGCTTCTATCTCAGGTCTTACTGTTGGTAAGGGTGGTGGTGCTGTTGGCACAAATACTGCCGTTGGTAATGCTGCTTTTGCTGCAACAAATAGTGGGTCATATCAAACTGCATTAGGTTTTGAAGCTGGAAAAGCAACAACTTCAGGAAGCCAAAATACTTTTATTGGTGCTGCCAATGGGCAGAAAAATACAACTGGTAGCTACAATGCATCATTAGGCGCATTTACTTTATATGAAAATACTACTGGTTCATATAATACCGCTCTTGGTTTTAATTCCTTTGAGAAAAATACTACTGGACAAACCAATACAGCAGTAGGCGCACAGTCTTTATATTCAAACACCACAGCATCTAACAACACAGCAGTAGGTTATCAAGCCGCTTATGCAAACACCACAGGAGTAGGAATTACTGCTATTGGTGGAAATGCTTTACAAGCCAATACGACTGGTGTATCAAATGTGGGTGTTGGTGGAACTTCGTTTGGCAATACTGGTGCGGCACTTCAAAGTAATACTACAGGTTCTTACAATACAGCATTAGGTGTTTCTGCTCTTTTGGCTAATACTACCGCATCTAATAACACAGCAGTAGGTTATCAGGCTGGTTATAGTTTTACAACAGGAACTCAGAACACAGTTATTGGTTATCAGGCTGGTTTAAATGCAACTGGCTCATATATGACAGCTTTGGGTTACAGGGCTGGTTATGCAAACACAGATGCCTCATTTGCCAATACATTTATTGGTAGAGAAGCTGGTTTATCAAATACATCTGGTGGAAATATTACAACTGTAGGTAATGCTTCTTTGCAAGCCAACACAACTGGAAACAACAATAGTGCTTTAGGAAATAGTGCTTTATATTCAAACACAACTGGAAGTAACAACACTGCTGTTGGTAATAGTGCATTAGAAAAGAACACCACCGCATCTAACAATGTGGCAGTCGGTTATCAAGCCCTTTACAGTAGCACTAGTGGTAATGGAGAAAATGTGGCAATTGGCAGGGGTGCTTTGTATGGGGTAACAACTGGCTATGAAAATATTGGTATTGGTAGAGGTGCTGGCGAGTCAATCACTACTGGATACCGCAATACTTTTGTTGGTGATGATGCTGGATATTTAGTTACTGGTAATAACAACACAATTATTGGTCGATACACAGGTAACAATGGCGGTCTAGACATCCGCACAGCAAGTAACTATATTGTGCTGAGTGATGGGGATGGGAATCCTAGAGTAATGGTAAACAATAGTGGTAATGTTGGTATTGGCACTACTAGCCCAGGAAATATACGACTTCTTGTTACTAATAATGCAACGGCAGAACCAAGTATTAGGGTTGCAAATGCTAGAGCAACAAGCGGAGATGTGGTTGCATTTTTTAGACTAGAAGCAAATACAAACAATACATCATCAAGATTTTTAACTTGTTCTGGAAACGATGTTGCAGGAAGTGGAGATGCTTTTATTGTTTATGGCAATGGAAATGCAGTCAATGTCAATAATTCTTACGGCACTCTTTCTGATATTAAATTAAAAGAAAATATTGTCGATGCTACACCTAAGTTAGACAAAATTAAACAATTACAAGTTCGTAATTTTAACTTTAAAAGTAATGAACTTAAACAGATTGGTTTTATTGCACAAGAATTTGAGCAAGTATTTCCATCTATGGTTGATGAAATTCAAGATAAAGATGCAGATGGTAACGATTTAGGCACTACAACTAAGTCAATTAAAACTTCTGTTCTTGTGCCAATTTTGGTTAAAGCAGTTCAAGAATTGACAGCAAAAGTAGAAGCATTAGAAGCACAACTTAACAAATAGGAGTAGATATGACTGATATTCAAGAAATCACCGCAGAAGAAATTGCTCGGCATTATTCAGCCGCAATGGATTCAGTAAACCTCATCAATGCTGGACAGCCAGAAGATATGGCTGATGATGAGTGGGCTGATACTGTTGCTCGAAATAAAGAGCATCTCAAAATTATGCTGGCTAAAGATTTTTGGACTACAGAAGATTTAGCACAGCTAGAAGCTGCAAGCAAATAGTTTTTTAACCACTAGGAGAATGACATGGGCGATAAACAAAAAAACCCCATTACCATTGATAATGTAGAGTATGACTTTGCTGATCTAACACCAGAGCAACAAGTCTTATTCCAACATTGTGTAGATTTAGATCGCAAGATCAACAATGCTGCATTTGCTTTAGACCAATTGAAAGTAGGAAAGGATGCTTTCTTTGGTATGCTAAAAGCAAGTCTAGAGAAGAAAGAGGATTAAATGAACTTCACTATTGTATGGATCATGGACAAATTAGGGTTTATACCTAAAGAAAAAGATCCAAATTGCAAAAAAGTCGCAACTAAAAAGAAACCTACTGCAAAAAAGTCGATTGGTAAGCGGAGGTTAGGATGAGTGATGACTTTTTAGATCCATACAAATATGGAAAGCTGGTAGCCCAATTTGAGACAATGGAAAAGAAAGTAGATGTCATGGAAGCAGACATCAAGAAGCTAGTAGCAATGGCTGAAAGATCCAAAGGCTCACTCTGGGCTATTATGGGAGCTGCATCTGTCTTTGGTGGCTTTGCAACTTGGTTAGCAGAACTGGTGTTTAAAAAATGATAACTTTAGTTTCTACTCTCTTATCTTTCCTTGCTGGTGGTTTGCCTAAGTTCTTGGACTTCTTCCAAGATCGGTCAGACAAAAAGCATGAGTTAGAAATGGCTCGACTACAGACAGAGAGGGAACTACAGCTATCAAAAGAAGGCTATTTGGCTCAAGCTAGGGTGGAGGAGATCCGAACAGACCAAATAGAAATCGGAGCTCTGAGAGACGAAAAGATTGCTCTCTATCAGCATGATACCGATCTAGCCAAAGGTGCAGATAAATGGGTTATCAATGCTAGAGCAATGGTTCGGCCTGCTGTTACCTATGGAATGTTCTTTATCTTCTTATTTGTAGAAGTAGCAGGATTCTGGTATGCCTGGCATCATTCTGTGCCATTTGATGAGGCCTTGGACATTTTATGGTCAGAAGAAACAATCACCATCTGGTCATCCATTATTGCATTTTGGTTTGGCAGCCAAGCATTTAGTAAAAGGTGAAAGTAAGCGAATCAGGGTTATCCCTAATAAAGAAGCATGAGGGATGCCGATTAGAACCCTATAAAGACCCTATAGGGCTTTGGACAGTAGGATATGGGCATCTTATAGGCGATGGTAAAACTCTGCCTATAGAGTGGTTTAGGCGGTTTACAAAGGAAGAAGTAAATGAACTTCTTAAAAAAGATGTTGAGAGATTTGAAAGAGGGGTATTACGACTATGCCCTAATCATCTTACTCAGCATCGGTTTGATGCACTTGTGTCATTCGCTTTCAACCTTGGTCTTGGAAACCTACAGGCATCAACCCTGAGGCAAAAACACAACAGAGGTGATGTGTTTGGTGCATCGCAAGAATTTCTAAAATGGAACAAGGCAGGAGGCAAAGTCCTCAGAGGCCTAACCATTCGCAGACAGGATGAGTCTAATCTCTACCTAGACAACTAAAGTCCGATACACAACCCCATCTCCCCACACCTTCTCTACTGAGTTTTTATACAGCTCAATCACCTTCTCTGCATACATAATGACAGGCGGTCTTTCTGCAAAGCAGAATGCATAGACCAATGGTGCTCCTTTCGATCCATACCATTCTAGGAATAGTGGGATCATCTCAGCCTCTTTCTTCTTGATATTCGATGTGCCTTTTACCTGGACTACAAATAAACCTTTGTCTGTTTCTACAACATAGTCTGGAATATTTCTCAACAGAGGATTTATTTTAAAGAACTCTTTAATAGCATCTTTGTGAGAGTCAAAACCAAGGCGAACAACATTGTAATTCTTCTCTTTGCAGTATTTTTCGAATAGCTGCTCCCCAACATCCTTTATCTTGTTTCTTTCGTAATATGTATGCGATGCATTCATATTGCTCTCCTGATCGGTAGGGGGAGAGCACTCCTTGTGAAGGGTGTAGGCATTGCACCTACTGATGCCGATCTCATCTGGGGGTTACATACAGCTCACTACTGAGCCACAGATTGTGCATACCTGTAGTTTACCTCCAACTACTAAAGTCTGTGTTTGACAGGCCAATGCACTACCGACCAATAACAAATTTGTTAATATTGCTATAGAAAATTTCTTCATGATTTTTTTCCTTAGAAAGGTATTTCGTCATCTTGGATGCCAATACTTCTTGGCATTTCATCATCACCTTTTGGAGTAAAGCCTTGTTTCTTAGGATCTCCAATCCGACCTGATAGATATGGTTTGCCCTCTTTTGTCTGCTTATTCCATGCATCAAACCAATGCTCCACTCCATTGATCTTGATTGATCCCTTATAGTCAGGGTGTTTCTCTGTGAGCTTCTTGTCATTTTTAAACAGACTAAAACTGCCATCTTTCATTTCATATGCCATTTACAGCCTCTCTTTCAATTTAATAAATAGGTCATTGACCTCGCTTAAGAACTGCTTTACTTCTACTTCCATCTGGTCGATATACTCCTGATCTCTATCAACCCTTACTACAAACAACTGCAACTCCTCAGGAACTCTTGGATCAAAGCTCACAAAATCACACCATTTAGCACCAGTAACAGCCATCTGGCATTGCATCTGTGGGATGTATTTGCTCGGAGCTTTCTCATCAATAATGGTCTCAATATGGGTAGCAGTATTCGGACATTTGATCTCAATCAATCCTTCGCCTACAACCCCATCAGGAGAGCATCCAAACCACTCTATAGTCGGATGATCCACAAACCCTTTCTCCTCCACAAAACTGCCTGTATGGGCTTCATAGGCCATTCTAGCCTGTGGCTCTGTGGCAGTTCCCCATTCCATTGCAGCATTGGTAAAAGACTCTTGTGGATTTCCTGTCAATCGCTGAACTACTAACTCCATCTTGTAGTTCTTTCGGACAGCAGCTTCACCAGTTTTAATCTTGGCTAATACATCAGCCACTCTACTTGCAGTTACTCGACCAAGCCGAGCCTGAAACCATGCATCTGTTCTTTGTTCCATAAATCCCCCATTAGTGCAACTTCTCCCTTACATCCCTTAATGATTGGTTTAGAAATGCCAGCATAATCTGGGCTACTTCTAACGACAATCCATTCCCTTCCACTTCGGCATTTAATCTGCCTGGTTCATATTCTACAAGACGAATCAAACATTCTGAAACATTATTTTCCATATTTCTTGCTGTTTGTAGAGTTCTTCATTGCCTCTGCCATAAAGCACCTATTTTCCCTTTTCATCTGCCTTTGGTATTCATCGGTGCAGTCATCGCAAACACTACAAACCTCATCCCCCCATTTTTGGTAGTATTTCCATTTTGCATACTCATACCGATTTTGAAAGCAGATTGGATACCAATCATTCTTTATCATCGTCTGGCATTGGCTCTTGGTCTGTAGTTCTAATAAGCTGAGTATTGATTCCATCTTCTTCCCATTGCCTTTGGTAGGCCTCTGCTAATGCATCTATGGCAGCATTCCAGCCTAAGACAAAATATTCCTGGGGATGATAGACAGGTTTATCGAGCTTATTAAAAGCCTCAAGACAATGCTTGTTGATAATCATCTACATAACTCCTCTACCCAAGTCTTTGCAAACTCCCAAGATACGACTATTATCGCAAAAGGTAGGAGAATGTAAATACCTAGATTTACAAGGACTTTGACGATTTTTGCCATCTGAATACCGATACATTTTTTGCATCAATCTTCGGTTCTACATCGTCTAAAGTCCTCTCACAAAGAGCTCTAAAGTCCTTCCACTTCTTTTGGTAGCAAGCCTGCTCGGATGCAGGAATGTAGTTATACAACTTTCTCCATCGGATCGTAATATCTGTTGAACTTGGTGTATATACATAAGAATTGCTATCAAGGCTCTGTGCAATTTTTCTTGCTTTATTAAAAAACTCATTTTCTTGATTCATATTTCCTCCTAGACTCTCGGTCTAAACAAAATTTACATTTCCATCTAGAAACAGGTTTAGTCCTGCTTCCGACCTTTACCAACTTAAAACCATCTTTTGCCCTAAAAATTTGGCAACTATGACACCACTTCGTCTCCATCCCATCCTTCCTTCATATATCCATATTCCGATGCATCGGCTACTGCTGTGAGTTTTAAACATACATCGCATTGGTCTATCCATACTCGATGACTCTCCCCTGTTTTCATGGGGATTGCTCCCCATTTCTCTCCACAATCAAAACAAACATTGTCAGGCTGCTCATCAGCTAGTTTCACTTAACTGTGCCTTTCTTGTTTCTTTTGCCTCATTAACCTTCTTGAGAGCTTCTTTATCCTTCTGCACATCTTTGTAGGCCTGTGCAAAATTAACCTTGAGCTCTACAAGATCCTTAGACTGCAAGATCTTTTCTACTAGATCAGATGGGTCAATGTCTACATCATCCCAAAGATCCTCTCCAACATACAAAGACAATCCAAGGCCATGCAAAGCAATCGCTTTAGCCAGGCATCGCTGCATCGCTGTATTGACTGCAAATGCATCTGGGTTAGGAATGGCCTTATTCCGATAGTCCATTACAGGCAATTGAGCTGTCATGGACTTACCAAAGGCATTGACTGTGCAAAAGACCATCACAGTCTCACCAAACATTACAGGCTGTCCATAAGTCCAAGTAGCCTGTGGATCTCTTTGTAGCAATGTATCTACAGCCCATGCCCAAGATAGATAAGACAATCCATTCTTCTTCTCTACCTTGTCTGATACATCTACATTTCTAAGTTCTAAATACTTTGACATACATCCCCCTTAATCAGCCAATTGATTCTCAATATGGTCATGAACTAGATAATAAATAGCCCGACCAAACTTTTCCCACTCACCTCGATCTGCATACTCCCTGAGGTTTTCCCACTTCTCAGCTCCAGCATAATCAGCAGTAGCTTCTGCCAAATGCTCTTGGAATACTTCAAGATTCATTACATCATATTCTTTACCAGGCTGCATATAATTTACCCAAATATATTCTCTGTGAGCATCTGCATCATCCAATTGATGATATGGTTCTTCAAGCCATGCATCATATTTATTCATGATAAACCCCCTGTTTTCAAAATGTATACAGCCATTGCAGGTGCAAGCATTAGGATTGCTGCAACTGCTCCCCAAAAAAAGTCTTTGTTAGTGCCTTTGTAGTCTTTCACAATTTCTCCTTCACAAGAAATAAGCAAGATTGCTTATGTAGAACTATACAGCATTTGTAGAGAAATGTAGAATATTTTTATAGGGACTTTCCCTAGGTCTACAAATCCTTGATTGATGTAGAATAAAAGACCGATCAACTAGGAGATACTATGGAAACTGTGGCAAAAAAACAACACTTCGACAAACTGATGGAAGTTTGGGGTTCTTACAAGGGTATCTCAGAGGCCTTGGGTGTGAAGTATGTAACTGTCTATGCCTGGCATATGCGAAATGGCATACCAGAAAAGCACCATGAGACCATCATTGCAGCCTCAGAAGGCAAGATTACCAAGGAAGATCTTGTCTAGTCTTAATCAGCGAACCATCGCTTTATTCGAAGAGAGGGGATACAGATGCGATACTGTAGAGTCCTACAATGCATTCACAAAGAGAAAGAAAGACTTATTCGGTCTGTTCGACATCTTGGCTATTGGAAAAGGAGAGACAGTAGCAATCCAATTGACATCAAAAAGCAATATGTCAGCAAGGGTCAAAAAAATAAGCAATTCAGACATCCTTCCAGAGCTTTTAAGATCCAATTGGAAAATCTATGTTATTGGGTGGTTCAAAAAGCCCAATGGAAGATACGATTACAAAGAGTTTGAATTTTAGGTTATAGTATCAATTCGTCTTATCTGGGGATTGCAACCACTAGCGGATAAGACTTGTAGGGCTACTAGGGGTTTAAAGGATGTAACAGCCCATACATCGGTGGCGAAGATAGTGCCGATTCCTTGAAAGACTGTCGGGTTCTGTGGCTCCAAGAGACAGATGAAGGCAACCTAGGTTAGGCTAGGTTCGTTCACCAAAAGACAGTTATATATTTATATAACTTATAACTACTAAGATGTTTCTTAAAATATACATAAAGGTTAATATTTGTATCATAAAAGATACATTAACCTGTTTAATGGAACATTTATGAGCCATTATGGATGAACAAACATTTAAGCAGCAAGCTCTACAGTTTCTAGAAAAAGAGACTCGATTTGAGTGCCATGCTTATCCTTGTTTAAATGACGATAGGAGTCATGGATTTGATGAACACTATGTCTACCATGTCGCATGGGCTGCAAACAAAATAGCGCACATCAATCCGCTTTCTCATGTCGATATAGGCTCATCTCTACATCTCTGCACTACAGTCGCAGCTCACACTCACACTACTTACTTAGATTTTCGAGTTCCTAATCTTCATGTAGAAAATCTATCAATAGGGCAAATCGATATAGCCAATCAATCGATAGAGCCTGTAGAATCTTTATCATGCTGTCATGTTGTAGAGCATATAGGTTTAGGCAGATATGGCGATAATCTCGACAATACAGGCGATCTTAAAGCAATTGAAAATCTCAAAAAAAGCGCAGCAAAGCATCTGCTATTTGTTGTGCCTGTTGGTAAGCCTGCTGTTTATTTTAATGCACATCGAGTCTATAGCCCTGTCTATATCGCCTCACTATTTGCAGAATTTGTTTGCAAAGAGTTTTACTTGATACCTAATAATGGCGAAAAGCCTAGAGTAAGTCTTATAGAAGAGTTGGAGCTCCAATATGCTTGCGGTTGTTTTCATTTTATTAGTAGAAATACTTACATTAAAAATGTAGAATTTTGATAAGATATTGCAAAAGGGGGAAATATGGATGCATACGAAAAAATGCTGCGCCAACAAGCG